ACCAGTGTTGTCGCAGAAGCAGAATTAAACAAAGTGGATTTTCTCAATCCGGTGCCAGCAACAGACCCAACGGAAATTGAACAAAGACTGGGTTATCGTCTTACTTGGGGAGCACTTGATTTATATCTTAAACAACAGAATGATAACTTAACGTCACCCGTTTCTGTCATGGTTGCCAAAAACCAATCTGGCAACATTGTTGGAAGCGCCATGATACAAAATGTTGAGGCAAACGTAGTTATTCATTATCAAGGTTCAATTTACACAAAACAAGGAATTGGTTGTTCTTTGTTGGCTGAAACATTCAAGCAGGCCGCAAATAATAATTTGGGCGTTGCTTTAAAATCAGAACAACTAGCATCAGGATTTTGGGGAAAAGTAGGTTTTACGCAAACGGGTTTTGACGGGGAGTTTCCTAAATATTCCATAGACAATAAAACGATTACACAAATACTTCAAGGAATCCTTTAATGCCTATTCCTTCTGTGTCAAGCAATAGACAAACTGGTTCTCATGTTTATACTTCATCAGGAACCTGGGTATGTCCTGCTGGAATTACAAGCGTGTCAGTAATTTGTATTGGCAACGGCAACGGTACTAGCGGCACCACATATTTCAATACAACGGGTACGGTTGGAGCAACGGCTGGCACTACTTCTGCTGGTGGAACTGTCAGCGCAGGAACAGGTTTTGCTGGGGGCGCTCCCGGTGCGTCGGCTTCTAATACTTCTGGTGGTGGTGGTGCTGGCGGTTATTCTTCTGCTGGTGGCAAAGGTGGAGCAGGCGGAACAAACACTACGGGTTCAGCAGGTTCTTCTTCAACTTCCGGTGGTGGCGGTGGTGGTGGTGGTTACACCAGCACAGGTAAAGTAACTACTTACGACGGTGCCGGTGGTGGCGGTGGAACTGGTATTTATGGTTCTGGCTCAGGTGGTTCAGGTGGCGCTGCCGGTACAACCAGCGTTGCTTCTGCGGGCGGCGGCGGTGGTTCGGGTGGAAACACAGGTAGCGTCGGTGTCGGTGTTGCGGCTTCAAGCTCGACTGGTGGCAATGGCGGTTTATACGGTGGAGGTAAAGGCGGTGGCACTACCAATGGAAGCGCATACGGCGGGGGTGCGCTTGCTTACAGCAATGGCATTTCTGTCACGCCGGGAAGTTCCTACACGGTCAATGTGGTTGGAAACGGTGCCGTAAGAATTGTTTGGGGAACAATTGCTAACTCATCTAGAACTTTTCCCTCAACGCAGGTTTCACAAAAAGTTGATGAACTTACAAACTAGGATTTATTATGCTTGATGGCCCTTACTCAGCAAGCGTTTATAGCGCAGACCCACAAGACAACGGCCCGTTCTTTAATTTCACGCCCCCAACAGTCAACGACATCCCGTGGTACGAACCTACCGACCACGGCCCGATGGTTTGGCTGTACCGTCACTATCTACCCAAGACTCGTGGAGTAAACGTATTCATTTTGTCCGATGGCACCATCGCTCAGGACACGGCTACGCCAGAAAATGCCAACAGTTCTTACCCGTTGCCGTGGATTCTTAACGACCCATCCGGCCCTTACGCTTACACGACTAACTGGGATTTGACCGTAGAAACAGCTTCGCTTCCGGTATGGATTGAGTATTGTTATTACGGCGGACACACTTACATCATCAATCAATTTGAGGCTAATTATCTGACCAGCACCGTTCCTGGCTACTCAAGCCTCATCACCCCCGTATAGGAGCATTATGCCTTACCATGAACTAGCCGGTGTGCTGAACCAGCTTGCCGGGACCACAGGATTAGAAGTCAATGACGCAGCGAATGTCTGGGCTGGCACGACCAACCGTGAATACCTTGGCGCATTGAACGCTAAGAACGGCACCGTTGGGCTTGAACTCAACGATGTCTGCAACGCTTTGGCAGGCACCACCGGACACGAAGCCATCGGCGCTTTGAACATCCTCGCAGGAAACACGCTTCCATGAAGCCACACGACTGCAAGGGCGAAGGCTGCTTCGGCTGCAAGATCAAGTCGGTGTCGTTTGCGGCATCTGCCATGCCTACTCGTCACGCCGGAGCAAGTCAAACCAAGACCGCCGAGAAGCAATTGATTAAAGACCGTGAGGCTTTCAAAGCCATGCGCGAACAGGGTATCCAACCTGCCAGTCTTAAAGGCGCTGCCGATATGCAAGATCGAGCTACGACTAAACATGAGATTGAGACAGGCCGTTTAATTCCCAAAAAGATTGCCAACAAAGTTGAGTCAACTGTAAAGGAATTAGCCAAGAAGTGAGAATTCAAGTAGTCCATGCTCGCAACAATGTCACCGGCTACGGACGGATGGCAACTGAAATTATTGCCGCCCTGAAACGGGCTGGCGCTGACGTTGTGGACTACGAGCCAGAAGACGAGCCTGCTCATCACGTTTTGTTTATGACCCCACCGCAACGCCCCGAAGGGTGGTTTAAGGGTCAACACGTTTCGCTTTTGACCATGTGGGAATCTACTGAACTAGCTCTTGAACACCTTGCTACCGTTCCCCTGTTTGACCAGATATTTGTGCCTTCCAAGCAAAACCTTGAAATGTTTGGCAAAATAAATCCCAATACCAAGTACGTTACGCTTGGCATCAACTACGACGAATGGAAATACACCCCTCGAAAAGATGGGGTATTTACCGTCATCACGGGTGGTAAGGGTGGCAGGCGCAAAGGCATTGATCTAACCATCAAGGTATTCAAACGGTTTCAAGATCAACTTATTAAAAAAGGTTATCCAGAGGCCCGTCTTATTATTAAATCCGATGTCAAGATGCAAGAGAAGCGTAACGACATCATCATCATTGACGAGTCCATAAACGCCGAAGATGAAGTTAAATTGTACGAACAAGCGCACGTTGGCCTGTTCTTAAGTCGTGGCGAAGGTTGGGGCATGATCCCCCACCAAACAATCGCACAAGGAATCCCTACCATCTTGACGGATGCTCACGGACACCAGGGCTTTTCTCATCTTGGCATTGGAGTCAAGTGGAACTATTGCAAAGCAGAAACCGAAATTGTTGGTAGAACTGGTTTCTGGTGGGAAGCAGATCAAGACGATGCTTTTGAAGCGTTATGGGAATGTTTTAAAAATTACGATGCTTACAAACAAGTAGCAAAACTTGCCGCCGAATCTTGCAAAAAGACTTTGACTTGGGACCACACAGCTCAACAGATACTTAATGGGCTACCCGAAATAAATGGGGAGATTACTAGCGAATGGATCAAATGCCCCCAAACTACTTTATTACTCCAAGTTATTCAACCCATATCGTGTACCATAGGAGGGCGGGAATATGACTTCCGACCCGGCCATGATTATCAAGTTACGGCAGATGTGAAGCGGGTCATTTTTGACGCAGGCTACATAGATGAAGCTTGTCTTGACCCATTTGAGAAAGCCAAGTTCCACACCCCAAAGTCGGGGTACATTGACGAAGGACGCGCAGCATGAGTACCACGGTGACATTTAATGACTGGGTAGAAAAGGTCTATCGTCGCACCACGGGAACGTCTGTTGATGTAGCCGTTTACCTGCAAGGAACCTACAACGGCACGACTATTACTGCTGGTGGTTGTGGTGCTAGTGACACCCAGCTCGCCGTTAGTTCGGCAGATAACGGTATTACTGGCTTGCGAGTTGGCGCTTTGCTTTCGTGTGACTACGAGTTGATGATGATTACGGCCATCACCACGGTCACGAGTTACACGGTCATTACGGTGGTTCGAGGCTACAACGGATCGGCTGCCGCCACCCACAACCAAAACGCTTCGGTATTCATTCAACCTCGCTACACTCGATTTGATATTGGCGTGGCGCTCAACGACGAACTTCGTCGCTTGTCCTCACCCGACAACGGACTGTTCCAAGTCAAGGAACTAACCATTACCTACAACCCGGTTTACATGGGTTACGACCTCGGCCAAGCCGCCACCGACAACTTCATTGACATCCTGGAAGTTCGCCACAAGATTCCTTTCCCGTCTCGGAACTACCCCAAGATCGGCAAGTGGAAGGTTCTGCGCTCCATACCCGACTCCACGATCTTCCCATCAGGGCAAGGCATTGTGTTCTACGAAGGTGGATATCCGGGCCAGCCGGTCTATGTTCAATACTCGGCACCGTTCACGCCGGTAGACCTAACCAACCCGACAGCGTTCACTACCGACATCGGCACCCTGACGGGCATGACGGACACCATGAGCGACATCCCGCCGTTGGGTGTTGAGATTCAACTTACCCTGCCCCGTGAGATTCGCCGTAACTTCATGGACGTTCAGCCTGACCCACGCAAGGCTCCCGAAGTCCCATCGCTTGCTGTATCCAACTCAGTCCAAGCAATGCAGATCGTCTACAACCAAAGGGTATCGGAAGAAGCTGGTCGCCTGTCGCGTCAATACACCCGTACTGAGAGCTGGTAATGGGTTACGGTACTTACACCTACCCGTATACCCAACCGGCATACGTTTACAACACGAACTCCACGCAATTTTCTTTAGCGTCTAACGCCGTCAGTCCGCCCGCCAATGGATTTCCTATTTCCATTAACGGACGCAATTACATGGTGGACACTTCGTTTGAGCCTTATCGTCGCGAAGCGTTCCGTCACAAGTCCATTCCACCGCAACGTCAGTCGTTGCACTTTACCAACATCCCCGACGATGGCACCGTATCCACCGAAGGTCTATGGCGGCGAGAGGCTCGGGATTGGTCGCTTGGTTCTGGTCAGACCTACTTTGACCGCAACAAGTCTGCCAACGAACGTTTTTATCACTCCAAGGGAATCAACCCTTGGACGCAATGGCAACTTACCCTCCACAACGATGTCACCAAACAATACACGGGAACTGTCGGTTCAGTTAAATCCATTCACGTTGGCAAATACATTTACATTGCAGATGGCATAAACACCGCTAGTTCAACGGTTGCCTATCGCACCACTTGGTCAAGCACTCCCACCACGCTTACCGGCATGGCATCAGGCACCACGGTTCTTGACCTTTGCACCGATGGTTACTATGTCTACATCCTGACCACCAACGGTGTCTACCAATACGCCGCAGGCACCTCTAGTTCGCCCACTCGATTCGTCAAGTCCACCAACTCGTCAGGCACAGATGCGGCTTGGACGGCCAACATCTCAGGCGTTCCCCTGACAGGCATCATTGCCTACACGGGTGGTCGCTTAATCATGGCGCTGAACAACGTGGCTTCATGGGGTACGGGCGCAAGCGTAGGCGCAAACGTATGGGACTTGTCCTCAAGCACTTCGCACGTTTCTGGCAACGCGCTAGCCACCGGAACCCCTGAACATTTGATGACCCACCCCACCTTGACGTGGCGATGGACAGCCATCACATCTGGTTCGGCCAACGTCTACCTTGCAGGCTACGCATGGGACGGAACGGTAGCAGATCGAGGAAGCGTTTACCGGGCCACCATCAACGCCACGGCAGGCAACCTGACTTCAAACAACACCGAACTTAACTATCCGGTTCAAGCTTTGCCCATGACCCTTGGCGAATACCCCACGGCCATGCATGGCTACTTAAACTACGTTTTCATCGGCACCAACAAGGGCATTCGCATGTGCCAACCTTTGAACCAGTACGACCCATCGGGTAACGCTGGCGACCTCAAGGCTGGACCGCTTATCCCTGACATCACCGAAATACCTAGCCAACCCGTGACCGCTATTGTTGGTGATGACAGGTACATCTATTGGGCATGGAACAACTACGACGGCGTTTCAACCGGACTTGGCCGTTTAGACCTCACTACCTTCATTGATCCCCTAGCCCCTGCTTACGCTTCTGATTTGATGATAACGGGACAAGGTTCGGGGCAAGGCGCTTGCACTTGGCTTGATTGGGACCCCAACACCAACACCCCGTTAATGTCCATAAACGGTTTAACCGCAAGTGGAACTACGGGTAATTACATTTACACCGGCAATCCCAACTCTTGCGTAGCATCGGGAACCATTAATTCTGGCTACATTACTTACGGAATCCCTGACAACAAAAACGTTGTTCGACTAGAAACCAACGTAGAAAATAATAACGGATCGTCAGTAAGTTTTGGTTTATCAGTAGACAATCAATCAGTTATTTCCATTGGAACATACAGCAACAGTTTGCAACAAGGTTCTTTTGATTTTATTCAAAATGGTACTGGTCAAATATTCGGTGAACAATATCGTCTTTACACAACTCTTACGGCAGGTGGAACTTCAGGCAATTACGTTTCTCCGGTTCTTAACCGTTGGACGCTTAAGGGTCTGCCAGGCATCCCATCGGGTATTCAAATCATGGCAGTTATCTTGCTGTACGAACCGTTGGAGATGGAAGGTCAAATCATCTACCAAGACCCTTACGTTGAATACGCTTACCTTGAAAACTTACGTCAGAAACAACTTGTGGTTCCTTACGTTGAAGGTCCATTCACGGCAAACGTCACGGTAGATTTGATTGACTGGCTCCCCGAACGTCGGAGAGATGTCCGATTGGGCGGGTACCATGGAGACATGGTAATTACCCTAAAGACTGTTACAGGATAGATAAGGTAAAATATAACAATGGCTCGTTCCCCTTACACTCAGCTTGACTATTCAGGCATCGCAACCGTACAAACAATGACGAATTCTGGCGGTATTAGCGCTGGCTCAGGAACGTTTAACATATCAAGTTCTGCTACTTGGCTTAACTCAAGTGGTTATTACCTTGGTAACGGCCCGACCAATACTCCTGGCTCGGCTCCGTTTGTGGTGGCGATTGACTACAACACGGCCAACGAAGAAAAGGTGCTGTGTTCTTCGGTAACGTCTGGTGGTTTGGTCACGGTGCTTCAACGTGGATATGACGGAACTACGGCTGTTGCTCACAACTCAACCGTTATCAATTGCGTACCCGTGTTTTCGGCCACCGAAGCAAGAGAAGCTAACGCCGCCGTATCTAACACCGTTGGGCAAGTAACTGCTGCTGGTGACATTCTTATCGGTACTGGTGCTAACGCAATGAACAAACTTGCCATTGGCGCTCAGGGAACCAACCTTTCAACCAACGGCACTACCGCCTCATGGCAACCCGGCTTTCCCTACACTATGGGCGCTCAAGGTGGAGTTCTTTACACCAACGGAACTAACCCCGGTTGGACGGCAGCAGGCACAAGCGGTCAGGTTCTTACTTCTGCAGGCACGGGTACTCCCACTTGGACTTCGGTAAAGAACATTGGCTACTATTCAACCCTTGCGTCGTACACCGCAACCAATACAGCAACCACAATAATTACAACCGCTTCTTTGCCGTTTACATCAATTCTTGTAAACCTTTCATTTATTTGTACCGGAAGTGGAAGCGGTGGAAACGTCAATATTTCATACACGGGTACTGGTGTTACTAACGGTACTCAAATCAGTCGTGGTACTGCTGTTGCTGGTTATTGTTATTCAGATACTCGAATTATAGGGATAACTTCTGGCAATGTCCTCAACCTTCAATTAGCAAACCCCGGCACAAACATATTTAACAACTTCCAATTAACCGTTCTTGGCATTTCCTAAGGAGTCATTATGAGATATATGTACGATTCAGTAAACGCCAACAACCTTCCTGTTAACGGCGATTTCTACGCTGGCTACGTTGCTGGCAACTGGCCTAACTTCATTGAGATTTCCAAGAAGTTCCCCAAGAAGCGGGTTGTATCCATCGCTGTTCAGGCAGACGAGGATGCTCAGGTCTTGGACATTGAACAAGGTGACGCTACGGCAGATCAAGCTCCGGCTTGGGTAACTCGTATGCGCTTTCACGGACGCAAGCGCCCCACCATTTACACTTCACGCGCCAATGTTCCAGCAGTAATGGCAGCCTTTGATGCCGCCAAGGTTCTTCACCCCGACTTTTGGGTTGCCGATTGGACTGGCGCAGAACATTCTGTACCGGGCGCTGTTGCTGTTCAATACCTGAGTACCCCCGAGTACGACAAGACTTGCATCACCGACCGCTATTGGCCCGACGTTAAGCCTCACCTTTCCATGCGCGTTGTTCACAAAGCGCTCAAGCCTGTCCGCAAAATTGTCCACAAAATTAAGAAGGTTGTTGTTCTTCGGAAAATTAAGCGGGCAATCCACAAAAAAGCATAATCATGCATTGGAATTCGTGGAACACGATTCTGTCGGTGCTTGCTTCTGCCGGATTCCTTGTTGGATTTGCCATCGCCGCCCTTCGATGGGGGCATAACGCTATCGTTCGTGGAGTAGAAGAACGTTTGAACACTATTGACGCTGCGGTTAATCACCGCAAGCCCGGTCAGCCACCACTGATTCAAATGGTTGATCTTATTTGGGAAGAACTACAACGCCAAGGCACGGAGTTGGACGAAATCAAACAAGACTTTGCTCACCATCTTGGTTTGCATGAGGGCATGGGAAAGTGAAGCGCACTTGGGAGCACCCCGTAACAGGTGAACCAATCGGGCTAGGGCAACACATCTCTTGGAAAATTCAAGTGATGATTCGGCGCTGGCCGTTTATCCTGACACTTACCGCCATCAGCCTTGTTTGTTGGTTTATTGGTTGGCGGCACTCATCCGTCTTGGCTTGGTGGAACGCTTGGGCTAGTTACATGGCGTTGTTTATTGAATCGGTAGTGGGCATTTCCATGTTCCAACAAACCAAAGCCGATGCTCAAGTAATCCGAAAAATCCTAGCGATGGAAACTGATCAGTTCCAAGAACTTAAAGATTTAATTGGTCAGGTTGAGGAAAGCCTTGAATTGATTGAGATTATTCACGAGGAAGATCACCCTCAAGAAGATGCGTAGTTGCTCTCGATGCGGTCTTAAACAAGCTGCCGACCACGAAGTATGGTGCTGGGACTGCATTTTGCGCTACTGCTGTATTAAATACAAAGACACTAAAAAAGGCCGTTGTCCCAAACATTTTGTAACGGCCAAACATATTTAGGAGCATTATGTTTTGGTCAATTGTGGGCTATTCGGCGCTGGGCTGTGTCGGTATGGCTATTCAAGACTACGCCGGTACGGTGCTGGTAAAATCTGTTCACGCTGGCAAGGGCTGGCTGGCTGGCTGTATGGACGCTGTTGGCGACCTGACCAAGATCACCATCCTGTCGGTATCCGGTGTGGCGCTAACTCATACCTACGGTTGGCTGGGCTGGTTTGGGGTCATCCCCATTATGATTACGGGCTTCTTGGTAACGTGGCACGCCACCCACCTCTCAAAGGCCATAGAGAACGATGAAGAAGAAGCTGAGGACGATACCCGAGATGATCGTTTGAAAGCCTTAGAAGCGAAATTACAGGCCATACAGACAAGATTAGAGAGTGAGGTCTGGAAGTGATTGCACAACCCGGCGACCTAGTTCTAGCTCACGGCAAAGGATTCCTTAGCAAGACCATCCGTTTCGGCCAATGGCTTCGACCCTCGTGGCGACCTTGGAAGTATTGGAACCACGCCGCAATTGTCACCCGAGCCTTTGAAAACGGGCGTGTTTTGTGTATACAAATGGGTCGAAAGTGTGAGCAAATCTGGCTTGAGGATGTAGCAGGGCCGGGCGGTGTGACCAAAATCATGCCAGCCCCCCAAGGCATAGATACTTATGCGGCATTATGCTACGCCCGTAACCTGCTTGGTACAAAATATTCTTACTCTACCATTGCATCCATTGCAATAAACCTATTAACGCCTAGACTTTTGCATGTGGACTTTAGGCGTTCCGGCGACTCATTGATCTGCTCAGGACTGGTAGCTCGGTCTTGGGAGCATGGTGGCTGGAATTGTCCTACTGACCCATTCCAGATCACCCCTGCTGAAATGGCAAGGGCGGCAGATAGGGAGGCAGTAAATTGTCGGATCTCGCAACCCATGTAGTTATACCCGATAGTCAAGTAGCGCCTGGCGTTCCCATTGACTATTTGGATTGGATTGGCAGATACATTGTTGAGCAATTCGCAGGGAAACCAAACATCAAGATTATTCACCTTGGCGACTTTGCCGACATGGAATCACTTTCGTCTTACGACGTAGGTAAAAAAGAGATGGAAGGCCGCAGGTACAAGCATGACATCGAAGTGGCGAATTACGCATGGCAAGTTCTTAACAAACCTTTGGCCGACTACAACGCTTTACGCAAGCAGTATAAGGAAAAGCGGTGGAACCCCGAGCGTCATATCCTTTTGGGAAACCACGAAGATCGGATCAACCGGGCAATCTCGTCTGATGCCAAACTCGACGGGACCATCAGCACAGACGATCTTGAATACGCTAAAGCCGGGTGGACCGTTCACCCTTTCTTGAACATCCTTGAGCTGGACGGAGTTTGGTACTCGCATTATTTCTACCAGCCGATGACAGGCCGACCCTACGGCGGCAACAACGTGGAGACTCGACTGAAACAGATCGGTCACTCGTTCACGATGGGCCACCAGCAGACGCTTCTTTACGGCATCCGCTATGTCGGCAATCAATCGCAACACGGCTTGGTAGCCGGAGCTTGCTACATGCACGACGAATCGTACAAGGGACCCCAGGGCAACGAACATTGGCGTGGCATCATCATCAAGCATCAAGTAGAAAACGGAAGTTACGACACGATGTTTGTCAGCCTTGATTATCTTTGTCGCAGGTACACCGGAAAGAGACTTGCGTTTTACAAACCGAAGGTCTATGCTCCTATACCAGACTGATTCTTTGGTTTCGGTTTAGGTCAGGGAGGTGGCAGGAATCCGTAAGGACTGCATGGGTCTGGTCCCCCACTACTCACCTCCCTTGACCGTCCTACTACGAGGTCGAGAGGGCCAATGATTTCTGTATTTACTCCGTCGCACAATTCTCAATACCTAACCGAGTGCTACAAATCTTTGAAGGCTCAAAGTTACAAAGATTGGGAATGGATTGTTTATCTGAACGGTGGCGCTAAGTGGCCTGACCCTAAAGACCCACGAGTAAAAGTAATTGAGATGGCTGAGTCCATCGGTGTCGGGCGAGCGAAAGCAGATGCAGTTTCGTTTTGCGAAGGTGACATTCTTGTAGAGCTTGACCACGACGATCTACTGACTCCAAAAGCCCTAGACCTTATTGCTTCTGAGTTTCATTTTCATCCGGATGCGTCAATGGTCTACGGTAAGTTTCGCCAGATCAACGCTGACGGGTCAGACAACCACGACATTTTCAACCCCGATTACGGTTGGCATTACGAAGATGGTGTGCCAAACAACTTCCCCCAAGTGCCGTCTGCCGTGTCGTACATTTGGTACGCACCTAACCACCCAAGGGCTTTTACTAGGGCCGCATACGACGCTGTAGGGGGCTATGACGCAAACCTAGACATCCTTGACGATCAAGATTTGATGTGTCGGCTTTACCAGCGTGGCGAGTTTGTCGAAATTCCGGCTCTGATCTACAAGCAGCGTGTCCATTCCGAGCAAACCCAAGTCCGGCAGGACAAGAACGCTCGCATCCAAATTGAAACCGTTGGATTCTATGACCGCTACATTCAGGGCAACGCTTTGGCGTGGGCGAAACGAAACGAACTATGGGCGCTTGACCTTGGGGGCGCACACAACCCCGCCGATGGCTTCACCACGGTAGACCTACACGATGCCGACCGCCAGGGCGACATCTTTGAAGTGCTGGCTGAGTTTCGTGACAACTCGGTAGGAGTGATCCGAGCAATGGATTTCTTGGAACATATCCCCGACAAAGTGCGCCTGATGAACGAGTGCTACAGGGTGCTACACCACGGCGGTATGTTGTTGTCCATGACTCCAAGCACCGATGGCCGAGGGGCGTTCCAAGACCCGACACACGTATCTTTTTGGAATGAGAACTCATGGTGGTACTACACCAAGGCTGAGCTTGCCAAGTACGTCCCTGAGATTGTGTGCCGTTTTCAAGTGAGTAGACTCGCCACCGTGTTCCCTTCCGAATGGCACCGCCAAAACAACATTTCCTATGTCCTTGCCAATGTCGTAGCCATTAAAGACGGGCCGCGTTTGCCCGGACTACTAGAAATCTGAGATGACCATGCACCTGACGGTAGAATGTGACCGATGCCACCAGCGCGTTCGAGTTGGTCAATTGGATAAATTGCCCCAAACCACAAGGCTTATGTCACAGCTTGGTGATATTTATTATACCCATGTTTGCTTGGTACTTGACAACAGGTAGGAAACTGGTAAGAATTACAACGTTCGGTAGATTGCCGACAGAAAGAAAGTAGGAATTATGGACTATAAGGAACCTCAGATTCCCGTGTTCACTCACTTGTGGCTTGAGGATCAGATGGCCGATAACGCGGCTAAGGGCAAGAAGCCTCAGGCTTTTGATACCCCGTTCCGTTACAGCGACTCGGGCAAATGCGCTCGTGCTTTGGCTTATTCGGCGCTTGGCTACGAGGGCGAACCATTTGACGCGGCTGGTACTTTGGTCACGGGTCTTGGGACTTACATTCACGAACTGGCGCAGGAAGCAATCCTGAAGCGATATCCCGATGCAAAGTTTGAAATCCCTACGCGGGTCGCTACATCATCGGGACATTGCGATGGCATTATCGAAACTGAGGAATACGGGCGCGTCTTGTACGAACTCAAGACCATGAATGGTACGGCCTATCGGCGTTCAATGGGGCTGAACATAAACAGTTGGGCTAAGAGCGGACCCGAAGGGCCACGAATCAGCACGATCTTGCAGTCTGCGCTCAATGCTCAGGCCAACGATTGCGACACCATCATCATCGGCCACATCGCTTTGGAAGCGGTAGGTAAGGGCGTGGCAAAACGCCTAGATGTTGATGAATGGAGCCGCATCATTACTGAGTTTGTCATCCCGAAGGAAGTTTGGGAACCGGCGGCGGATCAGGAAATGAATCGTCAATCAAAGATTATTGAAAAACTAGATGAAGGTAGATTGCCCAAGCCTGTCGCAGTTGATAAAGACTTTGAGCTGGTGGACGTAGACCCTCATAACGACAAGTTCTGGCAATGCGGATATTGTTCTTACCGTGACCAGTGTGTAAGCGATGGGCCAGGTGAGCCTGTCTTTATTAGAGAGGAAATTAATAATGGCTAGGTTTGATTTAGACAACTACGTTACCGTTGCGGAACGTATCAATCAGTTTTGGTCGCAGAACCCTGATGGTTCAATCGTGACTGAGATGGTTCATATCTCCGAGAACGGCAAGCAGGTGGTCATCCACGCCGAGGTTTACAAGAACATCGGTGATGCTCGACCTTGGGCTACCGGATTGGCCGAGGAACACTACGCCGAGCGTGGTCCGAACGAAACCTCATGGGTAGAGAACGGTGAGTCCTCAGCTATTGGTCGTGCGCTTGCCAACGCAGGCTACGCCACTACCGCCGAGGGTCGCCCTAGCCGCGAAGAAATGGCGAAGGTGAATCGTGGTGGTGAGCAGGGCGTACCTCAGCATGTTCGTGATGCCGCCAAGCCTCGTTCGTCTGCCCCGTCAGGTGACAAGATCCTTGTTAAGCAGGACAAGCGTTGGGGCTGGGTCATCAAGGCCGCCGCAGAAATGCCCGAGGATCACAAGTCCTACTCGTTCCTGTCGGATGTAGCCGGCAAGGGTGAGAAGTTCGGGTCGTTGTCGGAGAAGCAGATTGGTGCTTGTTTCAAGGCAGCGTGTGAGTTTCTGGGCAACCCCAAAGAAAGCGATCTAGTCGTACCTACTGCCACGGTGGAAGCAGCGTTCCCCGGCGCAGAGTACGATGATGCTCCGTTTTAATTAGACCAAAGGAGGCGTTATGGGATTGATGAAAGAATTGAATCAGCAGATTCAAGAGCTGGGGATGATTAAGTCCAACAGTGATTACTACGTTGAATGGCATGATGACGACAAGGATTGTCACATTGTCGTTCACAAAGGAACCACGGTTCTGTGGACGGTTGACTCCGGCGATAGGTGGTGGGAAGGCAAATCGCTGACCCCCTACCAAGCCATAGACCAAATTAACATTTGCATCAGTGACAATGCGCTCGGTGCAACGATTGGAAACGAGGACCAAGAATGAAAGCTACACACCCGTCAAACACTCAAAAAGGCCGACTTGTCTGCCAAGAAGGTCGAGTTGCTGGCTTTATTGAAGTTAAACGTTATGGAACGCACGCTGTATTGTTTCAGAAAATAGTTGTGGACGACATGCTCTACGGTTTGTTCGCTACCTCATGGGTGCGTGGCAAGACGTACCGAAAGTTGCGTACCGAGTTTGAGATTCAAGCCAACGCTTTGCGTACGAATGTCGGCATGATGGCATCGTTGATTCGCAAAATTGCCATGGAGACAGAATTGCGGACGCTAACGCAAGTGAACAATCAACTGTCGGAGTTCGTAGCATGAACACCAGCGATCAAGCAATGTCAAGCACCCGTAATCAACTGCGGTGGGGTTCGCACCGACACACTTTGCTTCAGGCATACCTTGAGTACGGTGAGATGTCCGACGCAGACGCAGGGTTGGTGACTGGTTTGTACGATGACCGATCCGCCTACTGGATGCGCTGTTCTCAGCTTCGCAAGGCTGGCTACATCAAAGACACCGGCAGAACCAAGGTTGGTTTGGGTGGTACACCCGTCATAATTTGTAAGATCACCACGGCAGGCCGCAAGCACTTGGCGAAGATGAACAAAGCACGAGCGGAAAAATTACACCATGAGAACCTTTGAGTGTCCTCATTGTCACGCCACCGTTAGAGCTTTGGCTAAGGAAATGGCGCACCGTTGTACGATGAACAAAAATCGTTGGACTGAGTGGAAGGAAGTGACCGATGAACGCAGTTAGTTTGTTTGCTGGCGTTGGTGGCTTTGACCTTGCACTAGAGCGAGCCGGCGTACCAGTAGTGGCCGCCGTTGAGATTGACAAGAACGCGTCAGGAGTGTTGGCGCATCGATTCCCCAACAGCACTTTGTTCGGGGACATTCAGGAGGTAACAGGAAATGACTTACTACGAGCCGGGTTTATTCCCGAACGAGGAATCATCACAGGAGGATTCCCTTGCCAAGACCTCAGCGTTGCTGGGAAACGTGCTGGACTTGCCGGAGGGCGCTCAGGTTTGTTCTGGGAAATCTGCAGGCTGCTTGACGATCTCCATCCCAAATACTTCATCCTTGAAAATGTCCCTGGTTTGTTGTCATCAAACGGAGGACGAGACATGGGAACCGTTGTCGGGGCGCTGGCTGAGCTCGGGTATGGGATCGCTTACCGAGTTCTGGACGCTCAAAACTTCGGAGTCCCCCAACGTCGCCGTCGAGTGTTCATTGTCGGATGTCTTGGAGACTCAGGGGCCGCACCTGCAGAAATACTTGCTATCAGCGAAGGCTTGTTCGGGGATTCTCAGACGAGCCAGCCGAAGGGACAAGAAACTACCGGAGCGGCTGGAACAAGCGTTGCGAGCGGTGAAGTAGCAGAGAGAGAGAGAGAGAGAGAGAGAGGTGATCGGGACAATAGGCCCGACCTTCGGCTCCAAGAATTACAGCAACCATCAAGAAGTGATGTCGGGCAGTCTCGTTGTTATGGACAAACCGGATTCGCCAAATACAGCGAGCGAGTGACGACATTGACATCAACGACTTACAAAAGAGCGGAGGACAACCTTGTGGTGGTGCAAGTCACGCCGAGCGCAGAACGATGAAGATTACGAGACATGGGTTCGGGGGGGGGTTGTGCCTACCTTGAACGTTTTTGATAATGCAACCGAGACAAGAGCTACCGTTGTCATTTTCTACGGCAACCGAGTAGACGACATCAGGATTCAAGGTGGAGTCATCAACACCTTGCAAGCAAGAATGGGAACTGGTGGAAACAATATGCCGATGGTTTGCCAACCTATTGCTTTCAGCCACACACAAGGGCTTGATGCCCAATCAAGTGAAGTTGCAACGCCAACATTGAGAAAGGGAGGTGCTGGCATGGCCACGATGCAAGATCAAGCGGTTCGACGTTTGACTCCGGTTGAGTGCGAACGCTTGCAAGGATTCCCTGACAACTGGACAGCTCAACGCATTGACGAGAAAAAGGGCTTGGTGGATCAGGCCGACTCATCACGCTACAAGCAAATGGGTAACGCAGTAGCGGTGCCTTGTGTCCAATGGATTATAGAAAGGTTGGTGGAGCATGAAACGAAGCAGGATTAACCCAATATCCAAGAAGCGTCAGCGCCAGAACGCCGAGCGTAAGGCTGCAATGCTTGAAGTGTTCGGCCCGCGTGAGGGTTGGAAATGCCAATTGCGTGGGAAATATCTGGCTTGCTTTGGAGATATCAACGGTCACGAACTGTTGAAGCGAAGCCGGGGCGGTAGCATCACGGACATGACAAACGTGGTGCTGTTGTGTAATGTTCACAATAGTTGGGTTGAAGATTACCCCGAACTTGCCTATGATCTAGGGCTAGCCAAACATAGCTGGGAGGACCAATGAGTATCACCATCACCATTCCCTACGAAATAGCAAAAACGTGGGCGCAATTGGGCGAAGCAGAGTTTATCCAAGAGCGGGTAATCGCTAAGGCTTGTAAAGAAGCGATCCGATTGGCGAAACTTGAGGAATCAACATGCCTTTGAGAAGCCAGTGACCACGCCGCAAAAAGCCAAAGGCTCTCAATTTGAGCGAGATGTAGCCAAGTACCTTGCTGAGAACGGCCACCCCTACGCCGAACGCAGGTATGGAGCAGGCAACACGCAGGACAAGGGAGACATCAACGGCTTGCCAGGGCTGGTCATTGAGTGCAAGAATCACGGAACCCTGAAGTTTAGCGAATGGCTAAAGGAAGCTGAAGTAGAAAAAGGTCACGCTAAAGCAGATTACGGTATCGTTGTCGCCAAACGCCGTGGCAAGAGCGCAAGCGAAGCCTACGTTGTGATGACGCTGGCAGATTTTTCGAGACTATGGAAGGAACGAGATGGACGTTGAACTAGATAGGTGGGGTAATGACGCTAATTGCCCTCACCCCGATACCGGATGCGGTTGTGCTTACGATCAGGAAGCGGTTATCACCCTTGACCATGATGATGCTTGGGCGCTACTCCAATTTTTAGTCGGAGATTGCGAAACGATAGACGTTGAGACTGCGAAGCACTTACTTGAAAAGCTGGGGGAATTGTTTGACGCTCAACACGAATACGACAACTCGCTTGAGCTCCAAGAACTACTCCGTCAAGCAGCATCAAAGGAGCAAAAGTGAGCGACAAGACCATAACGATTACGATCAGGCGTGACGATGCAGAAATATTTGTTAATGAAGATTGGTGGCCCGATGCACCATTTAACAGATTGGTGAAAGCCATGCTCAAAGCCCTGAAGGAGCAAAAATGAGCGAATGGAAAGAAGAAGATCAGTGGATCGGTAGCGAACTGCACACTTTTCGAGTCCGAGTGGATGACGAAGGCAACGCACCCGAACTTACTTGGCGGCAAATGGATCAAAAGATCAAGGATGACCGTTACTGGAACTTATCAGGTGGAACGGCAGGGGAACGGTAATGTTGAGTTACGAGCAGATTGCAGAAGCGATTGGGGCCGAAGGTCGAAGGATCGGAAAACTTGCTGAGGAATGTGCTGATGTAGCTCAAAACGCAGCAGAAGCAGAAGCAGATTACAAGATGGAGTTTGCCAAGGCTCGGATGCAGATTCGAGATGATGCGGCAGCCGTTGGCAATAAGGTGACGGTATCTGAGGTGGATGACATGGCGTTGCTAGAAGCCTCTGAGAGCCATCGAACCTATCTAGTGGCATCATCGGCCCTAACCGCAATTCGGGAGGCTCTGAGGGCATCTCAGGCACGTCTTGACGGACTCAGAACGCTTGCGGCAGGGTATAGACACGCCGGCGGTTAAAACGTGGTCGTTCTATAAACAATTTTGAGTCAGAAATCATAAGCTCAAAACCGTGTGCCACGCTGAAGGTCAAAACCGTGTGCAACGCTGAAAGTCGGGGCCACGGTCGGACACGGGCAAAATCCTGGACCATACGATTGTAAAAAATTACAGATAAATGTAATAAATTACATGATTCGTTCTAAGGCTTTGAGAATTGGCTAGGGGGTAATGGTACCGGCGGCGCGTTTGCGTGGCCCCTGAGGCATCCTAGAGGGGTCTAATCGTGCTTTAGGGCGCTACCTCCGACCTCGTTTCTCGTGTTTTAATTGGTTTGGTTAATTTGAAAATCTCGCAAATCAATCGACCAAATTTGGGGCTGACCGTTCCAAGTTTCATACGGTGAAATTTCAATTTGGATAAAACCATCGTTTGCGCCGTCGCCGTTATTAAATTTTGCCCAAAATCCGGCAGCAAAATCCCACATAGCTGTTTCTTCTTCCGCAAATTTGGTAATTGATAAATTGTAGGCTGTAAAATCCGCAATAATTGCCTGCCAATCTGCTTTCTGTTCTAGCAAAACCAAATTTTGCTGTTCGTCGTTCAATTCTTGCCAATCTTCTAGTTCCCAATTTTTTGGGCAATTCGTAATGTCCATTTGTCCTACTTTCTACTAGTGGCAATTTGCCACAGCTCCCCGAGTCGGAATCGAACCGAACACTAGCCGCCAAGCGGGGACCCAACTTTAAGCCAAAACTTATCTGGCTCTCATGTACCTCATCACCTGCGCGCTCATCACGGCGGCGGCGGTAATCGATCCGACGCTAGCAATGAACTCGACCAACTGCATCGGTGGCGCGGTGTTGTTGCCTGACACAAGGAACGCTCCGAGTAACGCAGCGATGCCTCCGGCGCGGGCTGCCTTGTATGGGTAGAGGCGCGTCATTGGATCAAATCCAAGGCTTCAACGGCTTCACGCTTCCAGCGGTCCCCAAGGGTGCGAACTATGAACGCCATCGCTCCGTCGGGGTTGAAGAAGGCTCCCACGACGTAGGCGCGGGCGCTTCGGGCTTCATCCTCGGACACTCGCAGGTGTTTCGCAAGCATTACGGGAGACCATTCCAGCCCGCTCTCATCTGTTTCGACGGGATAGCGCCCGTACTCGTCGCGTGGACTCATGGGCCGCCCGTTTCCATAGGTTGAGAGTCCCGCCCAATAGATAGCGTTAGCGATTGCGTGCATGGGTTCGCCGTTCTCATCAGATAAATGCAACCTTGCCAAGGGTTCCAGCTCCGGCCATACGGCTAAAATTTCGTCGTGGATCGCTCCGGAGATCCCGCTTCGGTCCCGCTTGCGTGGCTCCCATGTTTCGCCGGTCAGACTGAAATAGGGGCGCTGGTTGCCTTCTCGGCTCAGCGTTGCCACGGCTTCGATTATTTCGCCGTTAGCGGTCTTACCTCTAAATGTTTTGGTGGTCATGGTTCTAGTTTCCTTCCTTGTTTGATGTTTACTCATATTCAACGGCGAACCTATCGCCACCTAAACGGCTCCCGCAAAATTGGCAGGGGCTCATGGAGAAATACGGCTCCGTATCGGTTAGGTATCTAGTCGTAGGCATTAGTTCCCGCTCCCGTAGAGGGTGTAGCTACCCTGCTTCGTTACGGCGATACCACCAGCGAACTCAACATCTCCGGCTAGGAAGTGGCGAACGCCTAAGGCGGTCATCCTGTCGGGGCATTGAAACTCCAGCTCCTCATAGGTTCCTGCCACTGTTACGCTGTCAAACCCTGATTCATGCAGGTAGTCGCTAATTACTTGGGTACTCATCTGGTCACTTCCTATCTATTTGCTGAGCTCGTCAGGCAAGGCACTTACCTTGCTACGCCTCGCGGCGTTTCGCTCTGGCGTTAGTTGTACCAGCTCTTAACCTTACGCCACGGGCCGTCATCAATCGACTCCCATAGATTGCCTCGGTAGACATTGTGCGCAGCTAGATAATTGCCATTGCCACGCATTGCGAACCTGCGACCGTCGGCATCGGTTCCGGTAAGTTTATAGCTGTACCTCGGCGCAGTCATCGCGTCACGTCCGTCTGGAGCTGTGCGCGCGCAGTAATGGCGAACTGCACCATCTCGGCGGCTTCCTCCAACACTCTTAGCGCAGCCTCAAGCGGTAAAGCTTCAACCTGTGCAAGAACTACCTCAAGGCAGTAATCCGGATCGCTGAAATCCTCATCTTTGTATGAATAGAAGCGCGTCATTGCATTAAGTCCAAGGCTTCAGCGGTCTTGCCTATGAATGTTTTAGTAATCATTGTCTTACTCGTTTCTACTAGTGCGCCTTTGGCGGCGCGTTATCTGGTCACTCGTGAATCTAGGCCATGTCGGGCCAGCTGTCAAGAATCGCCGGCGGTCGATAGCTGCGGGCTTGGAGCTGTATCCAACTGGGGCGATTCCTGGGCGATTCCTGGAGCTGTAACGGCGGCGGTTCGTAGCTGCGTTAGTGGTGCTGTCGGTTGTCAGTATTTCTACGGTCGCTATTTCTTCAATTCTGTTGCTTGCTAGTTCCTTCGTATTCCCCCCAACTTTCTAGCATTCTTAGTAATTCTTGCTACCATGTGGTAAATGTAATTAATTACAGTCCAACGCAAGAACTTACACCTACGACTGACTCGGAGTGTGCCGAGGCGGGTGCCGTAAATATGCGCAGTTATACCCTTCTCATGGAAATGTCATTTTGCTGTCAAAGAGGTTGAAAAAGAAAACAAGCAGTAAGAGGGAGCGGTGCTGCACTCCACCAGCTCGTCTACCTCGTCTGCCGCAAGGAGCGTCAGCGACGCGCAGAGCAAGCGAAGCGCGGTAGTTTATTTAGTATTTCCCCGGTCATCACCAACCTTTTGTTTAAAAGGCGCATCCACCCGCCGTGAGAATCCCCAGTGTTATTGCCGGACATGCAGTTCATCTCACCTCCGCTCGACAATTACTGATCAAGGTAAATGAGCTATGGCCCGGTCCAAGGGCATGAGGACTGTAACCCTACAACGGGGATCAAACCGGGGATTAGCCGGATCGGAACGCGGGGGCAAAACGCCTAGAAAACTCAACCGCTTGAGCTTTCTTTCCCTTCTGGCTCAAGACCATTGGGTACAGAATACCACCTTGTTATGACCCGTGTTGTCTACCATTTGGTAAGTTCACAAAGTATCGTTAAATGTGATACAACAGTCCTATGACATCTGTTATCGAGATAATCGTTCTGGCAACATTTTTGTCTTTGGTGATATTTGCTGGATTGACGTTATGGCGGTGGCGCAAAGACGATCTTGAGGAAGAATCAGATGCAATGGAAATTTGGGAGTGCGATCATTGCGGCACTACTATTTCCGCCACCACTATTGAAGCGTTGATTGACGGGTATCGAATTCACGAGCAAAGCATTTATTGTCCACGCGACGAGGAAGAAGAAGAAGATGGAGAATAAAACCGTAACCATTGACGAGGCCGAATACCACGCTTTACAACTGGTAGCGGATATGGCCCGCAAACAATATCTGCTAGTCCACAACCCCACTAATAAAACATACCTAGAACAACTGCCTGCCCCGTCTGATTGGGACGCAGCCGTGGAAGCTCTTGATGCTTAGCCCGATCTTTCTTACCCTGCACAATCTTGTTGTTGCCGCAGAGGAAGTGGCTGAAATGTTGGTTGATACCGAGTACGCTACATCGGAAGAAGTGGACGCGCTTATCAATTCTCTAGTAGCATTGGAGGAAATCAATATGACAATGGCACCCCCGCTAGAAAAAACAATCTTTGCTCCCGAATGGGAAATTGAAGAAGATGAGGAAGAAGAATTAGATGACTAACATTGCAACTACCGCCGCAGCTCAGGCCGAAACCGCAATCAAAGCTGTTAAGACAATTATCAAGCACCCGAACACTTGGGTTGCCAACCTAACAACTTTGGCCGCGTCTGTCGTTGCGGTTATTGCTTTGTTCCACCCTGGCTTTAAAGAACCGGTTGCTGTGCAAACTGCGCTGTCTACGGCTGCTGCTTCTGGCGCAATTCTTACGCAGGTAATTCACTTCGCCACTCGTCGCATAATGGGTAAGCCATGATATACGCACTAGCCGTTGTATGGTTTATCGTATTTTTTGGCGCTTTGATTATCTGGACGCTTAAAAATAAATAGCACCTTGGTGCGTAAAAATATTTTTTACACCTCACTTGAGGCATGGGGAGTCCAATCCGGAAAGGAAAACGGAGGACTCAACCCATCCAACAGGAGGCGTTGGTATTACAATGGTATCACCTAAAGGCGGCAAATGATAGATCCTAAGCAAAAGTCTAAATATTGGGCTATGCGTGAATCTGGGTTTAGCCAGAAAGATGCTGCTGCTGCTGCTGGATTTTCTGCTTCGTCTGCTATCCGTCTTGAACAACGATCCCTTAGAGATGCCAAAGGTCAAGAACGGCAACTTGCCAAAGTGCAAGATGAATTGCCAGACCCCAAAAAACCAAACGAACTTAGTCCTGAAGCCGCTAGAGCTTTAGAGGATTTTTCCTATTTTCAAGAACGGTACTTTGGTCGTATTCCTATGCCTTGGCAAAGGGAGGCGGCTGAATCTGTTGCTATGTTGCTTGATACTCCCAACGAAGAATACGTTGTTGTTAATGCCCCTCCGGGTTCGGGTAAGACCGTTACTTTTGTTCACGACATTCCTGCTTGGCTAACGTGCCGCAATCGAGCCATCCGTGGCATGATCGGTTCGGCCACTATGCAACTGGCTTTGCGGAACACCAACCGTTTGCGCCGATCCCTTGAGCGTGTAGAACCTGAAAGAGCAAATGCTATTGATATTCGTCGTGGCGATGCTAAAGATGCGTTGGCAACGTTGGCAGGGGATTACGGCAGATTCAAACCTACAGATCGAGACATCTGGACTAAAGAAGCGTTTGTAGTAATGCAGGATTCCGACAAAGGTGCTATTTCGGAAAAGGAACCTACTTGGTCTGCTTACGGCATTGACACTTCGTTTATTGGTGGACGTTACGATTTCGTAATGTGGGACGACCTTGTAGACCCTCGCAAGATGCGTACCTCGGAGCAAAAAGAAGCTTTGCAAGATGTGTACCAAGATGTATGCGAAACTCGACTAGAACCGGGTGGATTGCTAATCTTGCAGGGGCAGCGCATTAGCTCAGATGATTTGTACCGATTTGCGTTAGACATGACCGCACCTACTCCGGAGGAAGATGATGATTTCGACTTTGATCCAGGCGAATACACCAAGAGAGTTGGAGAGGGCCGAGAGGCTAAAAAATACCACCACCTTATCTTCAAAGCGCATTACGAAGAAAAATGCGATGAGACTGAACACAAGAAGTCGGCAAAGCCCTATCCGGAAGGTTGCCTCCTTGTACCTCGGCGCATCCCTTGGCAGAAGATTTCAACCCTCATGTCCAACCGGGGCGAACGCTTCACGGTCTTATATCAACAGCAAGACGTTGATCCAGCAGAAGTATTGGTTCCGAACGCTTGGGTTTACGGACACGATGAATTTGTCGGATGTATTGACAAATGGCGAGACAGGTTGGAAATCCCTGCGGGACTCGACCCTGGCTCTTGCATATCTGTCGCTACTGCTGACCCAAGCCCAACAAACTACTGGTCGGTTCAATGGTGGATTTATGACCCCGCTTCTGAAAAGCGATATTTAATTGACCTTCTTCGCAAAAAAATGGATGCGCCAGATTTTCTTGACTGGTCAGCTCAAGACGGAAAATTTGTTGGCGTTATGGAAGATTGGCAACAAGCTAGCCGAACTTTAAACTTCCCGATTAGCACTTGGATAGTAGAAGCCAATGCAGCACAACGATTCATGTTACAATATGACCATGTGCGTCGTTGGCGTTCACTAAATAACGTGGACATCCTTCCACACACTACATCACGAAATAAGAGTGACAAAGACTACGGTGTAGAAACCCTAGCACCCCACTGGCGATTTGGGCGAGTCCGGCTCCCCGGCAAGGGTGAGGGCAAGGTAATTTCTATGCGCCTTGTAGACGAAGTTACTAAATATCCTCACGGGCGAACGGATGACTGCGTAATGGCTGAATGGTTTTTTGAGTGGAATCTTCCCAACCTTGATGCTCCCAATGCCGTAACTCCTATGGCATCTTGGCGGCCTTCTTGGATTGCATCGTGATTAGCGCAGAAGAAATAGTTCACCTTTATCGAGTGCGTCTTTCTGAACGTGGCGATTACCTCAAGCGCATGGGAGACATTTCCCGTCATTACAACAACGAAGTAACCGTACCACTTCCTGAACTAGACGCTAACGAAAAGCCTGCCGTAGCCAACCTGCTTGCTCAGGGTATTGATCAATTCTCCCTTCGCGTTGCTTCCGTTATGCCGGACATTCAATTTCCAGCTTTGCGTGGGCATATCGAAGGTTCTGTTGAAATGGCCCGTCAACGTCGGCTAGCCACTCTTGGTTGGTTTGATATGAACGACATGAACATGAAAATGCGTCGCCGCGCTCGTTACCAAGTTGCCTACGCCTCATCTCCTGTTTCTATTTCGCCCGTTAGCCTTAACCCCAACGACAAGCGGGAGATTCCGTTTTGGCGCGTCCGTAATCCCCTCCACACTTTTCCCGCCGATGTTGTAGATCCAGACAACATGGAACCGGACAACTGCATTTTTGAAGATGCTCGGACTTTGCGCTGGATGAAGGAAAATTATCCTGATTCAGCCAAAGTGTTGTTTACGGGAAAACAAAACGACAGCGCTTTGTTTACTATTCTTGAATACGTTGATGCCTACGAAACCGTGTTGTTGGCTATGGGCGCTAAACGGGAATCTCGCAACTTTATGGCTGGTGAAGTTCAACCAGGGCTTGACCAGATCGTGCTTGCCCGCGTACCCAACCGCGCAGAAATCTGCCCTGTAGTTGTACCAACCCGTATTGCTCTTGACAAGGTAATGTCCAAGTTTGAGGCCATGATGGGCATGTTTCATCGTCAGGCCAAGTTAGATGCTCTGAACACGATTGCTGTTCAGCGTGGCGTATTCCCCGACGAATGGTTGATTCCGCATCCTAACGCCAACGGCTTAGAACCCAAAATTGTTCAAAATGCCGATGGCAAAATGGGTGTTCGCGGTATTGTTAAGAACGGTCAGATCGTTGCTATGAACCCACAACCGGGTCAGCAAACTGGTCAAACCCTTGACCGCCTTGAACGTAGCGCTCGACTTAGCGCAGGCATTCCTGCCGAATGGGGTGGCGAGTCAGGTTCCAACATCCGTACTGCTCGCCGTGGCGATTCCGTTATGTCGGCAGCCGTAGACCCTGACATTCAAGAATCGCAGGAAATCTTTGCGGCTTCAATGGAAGCAGAAATTCGTCGCGGTATTGCTATTCAAAAAGCATATTACGGAAACAAGCCAACGTTATTTTTGCTTGGCTTAGATAACAAGGTTGGCAAATACCCCGACTACACGCCCAACGATGCTTTTGAAACTGATCTAGTCAAAGTCACTTACCCACTTCCCGGCTCAGACGTTAACAACATGGCGGTTATGATTGGGCAAAAGGTTGGCATTGGCGAATTGTCGGTTCGTTCCGCAATGGAGATGGACCCGCTTATTAAAGACCCCGAAAGCGAAATGGTCCGTATTCAAATGGAAGGAATCCGCAAGGCGCTTCTTTCTGGCTTGGAACAACAAGCGGTTCAGGGTCAACTTGATCCGGCCACCATTGCTCGAATTGCTCAGAAGTTGGGCGATGGACGTACTAATCTAGAAACGGCAGTAGCGGCAGTTCATCAGGAAATGCAAAAGGAGCAAGCTGATAAACAAAATGCACAAGCGCAGCAAGCCCAGCCACAGCCAGGTATGCCCCCGATGGGTGGCGCATTTCAAGGGCAACCCGAAGCACAACCTGAAGATCAAGCTGGACTTGCCGCAGCAATGGGTGGCGCTGGAACGCCTGAAGGACAGGCACCCATTTCGGCACCACCGCAAGGCGCAATGAACTTAAAAGACTTGTTGGGAGCATTGCACAACCCAGCTCCGGCGCAAGGATAAGGAAACTAAATGCCCAGAACTGGTAAAGGTGGCAAGCGAGAAGGTTCTTCTCAGACTGCCTACGCAAATAGGACAGATTTGAACAACCGTGGGCCTCAGCCCATTACGACTTCGCCCGGTCAACCTTACGGTCAATCACAAATGCAGGAGGACGCTCAGAAGGCTGTTCCTATGTCAGGGGTACAAACCCCCGCGCCAGCGCCTAGCGCCCCTCAGAACGCATTACAGGCACCAATGACGGCAATGCAGGCATCACCTGGACCGGGAGAAATTGCTTTTGACCATCCCACCAATCGTCCTGATGAACCAATCATGGCCGGTACGGATGCCTACGTTCAAAACGCAAAAGGAAATCCTAACGCTAATTTGCTTGCCGCTTTAGAACAAGCCGCCTCAATGCCAACTGCTAGTTCACGAGTTAAAATGCTTGCCGAAATTGCTAGGACAACTTTAGTTCGATGATCCAACGTCCTGATCTTGGTTCAACGCCTGAATTGCCAACGGTGCAACAACCAACACAACCACATCCTGACGCTCAAGCTGCGGCCAAATTAAATGTTGTATTGGCTGCCGCCCCTCACTTAATTAATCATCCCGACCTTGCTCACGCAGCATCGTTGGCAGATGACCCTGTTGATGCAGCTCATGGGATTACGGGTCTTGCCGTTATGTCTCATGCTGCTTCTCATCTTTACGAATGGGCGCACGACAAAGCAGAACAATTTAAAACAAGCGATCCAGGTGGCGGTGAACTAGCACCACGCACTCCTCAAGATACACCTTCTCCCGTTTCTCAAAACGTAGGCCCAGCTACCGTTGCTGGCGCTGCCGGTGGGGGATTTTGGGATTGGCTTCATCCGGTAGAAAACGCAGTAAAAGATTATGTTACAGAACTTGGTAGTCCCATTGCTGGCGAATTTGAAGGAATGGGTAAATTAGTTTACAACTGGTTTCGCCACCCTGAAACTTTTCCGGGTGCTACTCAATTTGGTAATGCAATTACTAATCCCAATGCTGGACTTAACGCAATGGGTCCTTTGGCTCCGGCAATTAATACTATTTTAAATAGTAATCCATTATCAAATCCAAAACAAGAATACAATAATGTAAATCAAGAATTGACAAGTTCGTTTGTCAATCCATTACTCGCTCAATTAAAATTTCCCGACACCCTGCAAAACATTGGAAAATTATACGTACACGCAATAAATACTGGCAACAGCCAAATGTTAGGTCAAATGACTTTAAAACTTGGTCTTGGTGCTGCTCTTGGCAAAGTTTCTGGCGATATGGGGGCTTTAGGCACAGCATCGGTTGATGCAAACACAATTGATTCTGCAATTAACGATGTTGCAAATAACGCAGGTAATGTCACTAAAGCCGCCGCAGAAGAATCTAATGCTGCCACTCCTAAAGCAGGTCAAGCTGAACAAGGCATTAATCAACCCGATCAACAAGCGCAAATAATTCAACGTTGGGGAAATATTAAAAACGCTGTAACTTCAGCCAAGAATCAAGTGTTTGCAGAGTTGGATATTAACAAGGCTGTAGGGCTTCGTAGTTACGCAGGTGAAATTGATACAGAAGCATTAACTCAACAACTTGTATCTCGATTTGAAAAATTAGCGAATGGCGATAGCGTTATTGGAGAAATTTCTGCACCGTTGCGTGAAGCAATAGTAAATGAAATGAAAACAAGCGCTGAAAATATGGCAGCCATGAAAGATTCCATAAACAGCGTTGCTGTTCGTGGTGCTATGTTTGCTCAAAATCCAGCAATTAAAGCTTTGTTTAAAACAGTTGGTATGCCTTTGCGTATTATGCACGCCGCAACCGCAAGAGAAGGTTTTGCGGCAAGTTATCTTGGCGGCAATTCCATTAAAGAAGAATATCCCCAACTTTGGGCGCAAATGCAAAAAGAACCTTCGCTTGGTCAAATGGCATCTGAAACGTTGGGCTTGGGCAAAAATTCCTTTTTGTCTGGTGGTATTGATTTTATTATTTCAATGGTTGAACCACAATTCCTTTTCGGCCGTTCATTAGCCACTGGCGATAAATTAGCAACTACTGCTGCCGATCTTGATAAAGCTTTATTTTCAAGTCCTCGTTACAACGCGGCATTACTTTTAATGAAAGGCAAAAGTGCTGTTGAGCTTCAACGCGCATTTAAAAATTTAACTCCCGAAATGGCAGATTACATTGCCAAAAACAATGCCACTACATTTGAAGTACATCAGGCGTTTAAAGATATGCTTGATGCTCACGGTTTAACAAACGGGTTTCGTATTCCTCGCGTTGGTTTGTATGGCGCACTTAAAGCTTCCAAACTGTCCGACAATGCTGCGGCGGATTTCTTTTCAAGATTGTTTCGTCAAATGCCTGTTACCTTTACCAAAGAAGGCGTAATCAGCGCAAGCGTATTTAGTCCTGAAGATGACCAGTTTATTAATGGGTTGGGTCAAATGCTTCGTGGACTTGGATTTTCTAACAACGCAACCAACCTTGCTCTTGACGACATCATGGCAGAACTGGCAACAGGTAGCCGACGCAAACTAGAAAGCACGTTAAAGAATTCGTTATCTCGTGGTTTGCTTGACATGGTTGACCAGGAATTGCACGGCAACCTTAAGACCAGTGGCGGCGCTCTTAATTGGCTTGAGTCCGGCAGACAAGCACAAAAATTGATGGATGCCGAAATTGCAATTCAAGTGCGTTCGGCAATTATTCGTAAGGACATGAGGGTAGTTGAGGGCGATGTGGCCATGTTTGGTCCTAAACGCCTTGAGCCTAATCAACCGGGATTTAAAACAGCGCAAACTGAAATTGACAAAATGCAAAAAGAACTTGATGGGCTTCTTAGCGGAACCATTGAGGCACCTCCCGTTGAAGGCGCTCCCGACCTGTCGCAATTTAATTCCGAACAAATTGATCGAGTGCAAACTCTTATTGCTAAACGCAATAAAATTGCGGCAGACATTAATAGATTATCTAATGGCAAATTTTTTGATGAAGGTTTGCAAGCTATTCTTGATGAAGTTGCTAAAGGCACACGGTTGTTCACGGCAGATGAACGCGAACAAATTAATGCTGCATTAAGTCGCATTGAAGATGCGCTAGGCCCTTACAAGGATCGTTACGAAGCAACGCGCAAAGCCATTGTTGATTGGGTGGATAAAGCCGTTGGCGGCGTGGGTGGCGGTGACGAAACTGCGGCGTTTGGTAGCGGTGTAGACGGCGTAAACACTGGACGTAATGCTGGTCTTAACACCACTTCGGCTATATGGTTTAACAACCGAGGCGATTTAAAATTTGTTAATTATCGTGATTTTGCTCAAGAAGTTCGCGGTTTGGTTAAAGACACTATTACTGGTTTGCGAGAAGATAACGCTCAGCTTGTAGAAAAAGCCAAGAACGATGTTGCGGCTTTGCGAAATCAACTTGTCAAAGATCACACTAATCCATTACTTAGAACAGAACTTAAAGAAGCACAACAACGTCTTGTTGAAGCTGAACAAAAACAATGGAGTGGGGTTACTCGCGCCAAAGCTGCTACAGCACTTCGATTCTTTCATGCTACCGATGGAATCAACACTTGGATTAACGATAAATGGTTTAAACCCCTTGCTTTGATGACCCCTGGTTGGGCCATTCGAGTATCAATGTCTGAACTTGGGTTAAACATTTCACGACTTGGCCCAATTAATTTAGTTGCTGGGTACAGTTCGGCCAGCATGGTTCGCAATATTCGTAGCGCCATGCTTATTTCTTCTGCTGTTAAAGATGAAGAAAATAAAGCACAATTGTATTTGCTAAACAGTCAACTTGACAAATTACGCAACAGGACAATTGCTCTTACTGATGCCGAAACTCAACGCATGGCAGAAATTAAAAGCGCCATTACGCGGTTGACCAGCAAAGCAACTCCAAGCGAAATTGAAAATAAATTGTGGCAAGTGCTGGATGATGAATTTCGTTCTTCAGAATTTACACAAAAAACTAAACAAGCTGAACAAGAAGCGGCTCATACTCAACAACTTATTTACAAAACCAAAACTGCTGCGGAAGAAGAACTGCGCACTCGTCGTGCCATTGTTAAACGCCAAATGTCGGATGTTATGGAAACAAACCGTTTGGCAATTGAAAATCAATTGTCGGAAAGTGGATATTTTTCGGTTCCTCACCCGCCACCAGCAATTCGATACAAAGATTCATTTGGCATCATTAGATACAAGCGTGATGGTGGTGAATGGGATTGGTGGGATTATATTGGTAAAGAAGAACAACGCAGGCTTGTAAAAAATGGTTGGGTAATGCCCGAATACCAACGCGGGTTGGGGGCAGACGAAGTTTTTAATACTTCCGAATCAGATTCAATTGATAAATGGTTGCAAGCAACTCGAAACCATGACATTGCTCAATACATTAAAAACACTGGCAAATTGCCATTGACCAAAACCGGCGACCTTATGCCTGCTTATGGTAATGATTTTCTTCCGTTTGTTACCGCAACAAAAGACACCAGTTACGGTGAAATAGAAAATGAAAATTATGATATTCGCAATTTGTTTGGCAGGCGTGATGAAATTATTAAAAACATTCAAGCTGAACGCACTAATGCCAATCTTCGTGAATACGCTAATGATTGGGTTGCAGGCACAAAACGTACCCTTGACAACGTTGCAGCCGAACCGTGGCGCATGGACTACGACACTTGGATTGGCCGCGTAGCCGACCTTGAAACTCAAGTTGAACGTATTAAAGCAGATTTGGCTGAACGTTCTAAGGGTTTAGATACGTTTGATCCTTTGCGCGAATACACGCCCGAAGAAGCAAAGGTTATTGCCGAGTACCGTGGCTTGTACCCCAACGACATTCCTGGTCACAACGGCGATCTTAACACGCCACTCCTTGAACGCCCGTTTGAAGAATGGGACAAAACTTACAACGCCATGATTGGCGCTGCTCGTTTGGCTGGTGAGGACACATTCCCATATTACGTTGAACGTACTGGTCCAGATGGATCACCTGTATGGTCCGGTAGCGAAGTAAAACAACGCGAATTGGACATGATGACACCTAAGGGTGTTGAAAATATTCTTGCGGAGTACGGGTACAAGGGTGTTAAGCCCGGCATCCTTCGTAGCGTTGCATTGTTTGTAAGAGGCATAATGATCGGCCTAAACATGAACGTGCTTGAAGCTCTTGGCAAAGAAGAATTTATTAAAACTGCCACTCGATTTGGATTTGAACATGACGGCTGGTTGCCTGATGCTGTCAACTCTAGTAATCATTACCTTGCTGAATCTGAACTTGACGCTTCTCAAAAGGGATACACAGTTAAAGATCGCAAATTGGGTAAAGGTCAAAAATACAAGCGAGTTAAGTTTAGTAATGAATTTGGACCTGTCGGTTTTGGTAAAACTGGATTCCACGAATCTTGGAAATATCAAGCAAGCACCATTTCCGGAGATGAAATTTTTGGTCGCAAATTAGCAAAAGCGTATCGTGAAATTTCAAATAAATATTTTGACGGCATAGTTCCCAAAGAAGGCGCTGACATGGCTATGTTCCGCTTGGAAACGGAAACTGCTGCGCGTAATATTTTGAACAACACGCCCAAGAATTTGCTTGACGAAATGGATTTGTCGCACAACGTTGGTTACGGCAATAGTCCAGGCACAGACCCATTAGAAAATTATTCCAAAGAAGCAGTACGGGCGCTTGAAGGTGTAGTACGCGGTCAAGGTGTAAGCGGCAACGGACTTGATGGTATTTTGCACCAAAAATTATTAGAGGACATAGGACAACAAACGCTTCCAATGGACCTTAAAGGCTTCATGGATAATTACGCTTACGATACTCGTGACGGCCAACGTAAACTTTGGGACGCTGTTGATGTCGCCGCCTCACACAATGGCCGCTTGCCCGATACCGCCAATTTTCAATTCATTCAAAAAGCGTCTAACGTTCTGCACGAAAAAGCGCTTGGTCCTATCGTAAACCGTTTAGTTCGTGAACCTGTTTTCTTTTTAGAATACATGCAAGTTAGTCAAGCACTAGAACGTCGTGTTGAAGAAGGTCTGATGACCGCCGACCAAGTGCATTTAATTGCCAAAACAGAAGCCGCACAAAACATGGTGCGTTATATTCACAATCCGCTTGACAAAATAAAATTTGAAGAAAACATGAGAGTAGTGGCTCCGTTTTACTTTGCTCAAAACCAAGCCTTCCGTCGAGCTGGTCGTTTGTTTGCGTCCAACCCCGGTGCGTTTATGCAATACGTTGCCATAGAATTAGCCGTAACTAAATGGTTGGCACAAATAACTCATAAAACTGGCATGGCAATTTTTACGATGCCTCTTGGTGCGTTTGGTTTTGGCATCCCTGGTGCTTCTGGCATCCCCCTGACGGGTTCGCTTTCTACCGTTGCGTCTATTGATCCGTTTGCAAATGTATCTGGACTTGATGGCAACACTTCCACAGGTGGAGCATTAGGATTGTCCAATTTAGTTCAATCAATGTTTGGAATGTTTAAACCCAATTTTGGGCCAGTTCTTACTGTTCCTGCTTATTTTATGACTCATTCCATAGGTCTGACACCTCAAAATATTGATGACATGCTCGGAGTTTTTGGAATTCACAATCAACAACAAGGATACGACATTAACCGTTGGATTCAAGGTCAGACGCTAGGCCCGATTGCATCGCAAACGCCCTTCTGGGAACAATTTATACCCAACACTCTTGTTCGTGAAATTATTGAAACCGCAGCTTTTAAATTTGGCATATACAAATTTGGACTTGACACACAACTTATTCAAGCGCAAAACGAAGCTTTTGCTTCTTTGATTGGTCAACGCGCCCACGCCTACATGATGAAGTTAATTAAAGATGATCCAAAATGGCATGAACCTTCTCACTGGGCAAGTATTGAACAACAAGTAGTTTTTCGCGAATCACAATGGTCCGATCCCGACTATTCAATTAACAGAGATATGTGGGCGCAAGCGCACACGATGGCGTTGGAAACATGGGCTAAAAAGATTATTCTTGGTTTTGCCTCACCTGTAACTATTGGCATTGGTCGAGCTGGTGGCAACGCTTACAATGAATATCAAAAGTTTGTGACTAAGTACGCTACAAAAGCCAACCCGTACAAGGGCATGGATTTGTTTGAATACGAGCATCCTGACCAAATTGCGTATGTTGTTGGACAAAGCCACAGCGCTTTGGGTAACTATGTACCCGAAACCGCTTCCGTGTTACAAGCAATTGATAACAATACGGCGCTAGTTCAACAGAATCCGCTTGCAGCATGGGCGTACATTGGCGGTGTTGGAGTTAAGGGCAACTTTAACGAAGGTGCATCACAAGCTTTGCTTGCCAACGGAGTTCGTCAGCGCAATTTGCCAGATGATTTCAACAAAGCAATGCAACAATTATTAGGCAATCTTTGGTATTTTGAAACATTTAAACCTACTTACAACAAATACCTTGCCGAAGGCGCAACCAAGAGTCAACTTTATTCTTGGGAACAAACGGCCATTAATCAATATGGAACTCAAGACAATCCGGAATGGTTGGGAAACTTCCGCAATTTCTCATCAACAACCACGGCTAGTCGAGCATGGAATCAACTTGACATAATGTCGCAACAACCTCAATACAACGTCGGGCAATACAAAGCCGTATCTGATGGAGTAAAATGGTTTAAAGCAGAAGTATACCCTGCGCTTCAACAAGCTTTGACGGAAGTCAACACATCAGGTTCGGGCGCTACTTACGCTGCGGTTAATTCTTGGTGGAAAGATCAAGTAATGCCTTGGGTATTAGAAAAGCACCCTGAATTGAAGTACGCAGTCGCTTCAATCTTTTCAAACATGGGATAACCGATGACAGACACAATGACACAACCCGATCAACCAGCGCCGGACGATGAGGCTATTGAACCTACGCCGGACGCAGAAACACCCGAAACCGAACCAGCCATGCCAATGTCGGCATCAGGCATCCCTGTTGCGCCAGAAGAAAAAGCCACAGGCATCAAGGGTGAGATTAAGCAGATCGCAGATGACTATGTGATTCCCATGTCTGACCCTGCCATTAATGAATGGGCCAAGATTCTGAAAGACAAGAACACCGAGCCATTCAAGAAATACGCCGAGCAGATCGCTATTGGCATGTACCCAACTTTGGCACCGCAGATTCAGATGGGGATTCCTACTCGAATCTTGCTTGACCCCTACATCCGTAGCGCCGAGCAGGTTCTAGGTCCAATTGCTGAAGAACCCAATTGGTCTGATCCCAAGTGGAGCGCAGCCCTTCAAGGCTCGCAAGACCCCAAAACTGGCCGACCCACGTTGATGCCCCTTGAGCAATGGCGCAAATTTATCATGCAAGAACCAAGCCACAACTTTGCCTCTAGCCCAATAGCAAATGACCGCGCTCAGGCTTTTAGCCAAATGCTTCACGGACACTTTAACGGGAGGATGTCGTAATGGTAAAGAAAAATACAACAACGCCAAATACAACAACGCCAAATACGGGTGTACCCACCTTTACTCTTGGCGGTACTGGCGGTCCTAGCCTTGGCCCTGCCCCTATTCTTGGGACGTTAGGCATCACAAGGATTACTGCAACTGATTCCAAAAACTACATGAAACAGTTGTACGCTCAGCTTTTGAAAAAAGCAATGCAAGAAAACAAAGGCGCTACGGAAAAACAAGCATCTGCAATTGCCAATGAAAACTTGATCCAGATTGCTCAAGCCATTTCGGGTGACACAAGCATTAACAATGTTGGAAGCACAAAATCATCTAATGGTGCTTTTTATGTTCTTCAAACAATGCTTAACAAAATACCATCGTATTCCCCCGGTGGCGTTTACGAAAACAACGTTACTTACGACCCAGCCACGGGTACGGCCAAAGTTAAAGCACAAATAGTTCCCCCCAACACTCCGGGTACTGGCAACGGCGCTGGTCAAGCAGGCGTTACTTCAATGTCGGCTACAGCTCAAGCCAACGCCTACAACACCATTTATAACGACCTTGATATGTGGGGTTTAACCAGTCTTGCGGGCGAGGCTTATAATAAAATTACCGCTTTGGGTGACAATATGGATATGAAGGGCATAATCAATTGGATTCGCACTACCCCAGAATACGAAACGCGGTTTCCCGGCAACACTATTGTTGATCCTAAGACCAAACAAACTAGTACCAAATTGTCAGAAAATGCCTACGATACATTGGTAACGGCGTATCGTGGTGCTGCTCAACAATACGGTTTACCTCCTGCCGCCTTAGACGCAAAACATATTGCTAATTTGATACAAGGAAACGTTAGCGCAGGAGAATTTGCTTCTCGACTTCAATATGGTTACGACTTGGCTAAGAACGCAGACCCCAATGTTAAGGCGGCTTTGGCTCAAATGGGTATCACTCAAAGCAATTTGACGCATTATTTTGTAGACCCCAAGAACGCTTACGACACAATTAACAAACAAATGACCGCAGCCGAAATTATGGGTACTGGCGTAGATACGGGTTTTGGAGCCATTGACAAAAATACGGCTCAAATGATTGCTTCGCAATATGCGGGCAGTTCTACAACTTTAGACAAGACCGCTATTACTTCAGCCTTAAAATCAGCTCTTCCAATGGTTGGGCTTGAACAAGAACAAGTTGGTCAGCGTGGTCAAGCCACTGTGAGCCAAGGTCAGCTTCTTTCTCAGGCTTTCCCTGGTATGCACTCAACTACTGGCACTTCGGCTGCCGGCGACGCTGCCTCTATTCGCATGGCTCAAGAAGCCCGTGTTGCCGGTTTGTCCGGTGGTGGTGGTTACGCCACATCCGCTAAAGGCGCTGTCGGAATTGGTCGAGCAGGATCAACTGGCGTAGGTTCTGCATAAGTACCGTAGTATCTGATACAATATGTCTCAGTGGAGCTTTGGCCGGTGTGAACCGTGAGCTAAGGCCGCAACCCGGCAAGGGGATGGCATCCTTGTTGTGTATAGGCCAACCATATAAATACTTATCCGTGTTCACACCTCCGGTGAATATGCGTACCTTTAGGGAGTGCCACAATGTCAGACGAGTACCTCAACGAAGAAGAAGAAGCCACACTCGATCCCAACATCCGGGCAGAGTTGCGTAACAGCAGGGCTGCGAAGAAGGAAGCAGAACAGGCGAGAGCCGAACTGGAAGACCTGAAGCGCGATCTAGCTTTTACTAAGGCGGGAATTCCCGAAACTGGAACGGGCGCTTTGCTTCGCAAGGCTTACGATGGAGACACCGATCCTGATGCCATCCGCAAGGCGGCAGCAGAATACGGAATCCTGAATGAGTCACCGCAGCATAACAACCCAATCCAAGAGGAACTTAACCAACACAGAGCTATTGCAGGAGCCACCGGAACCAATAATTCCGGGCCTACGAATGAACAATCATTTATGGCAGGCATAGATCAGGCAAGCAACGTGGAGGAAACATTGGCGGCAATCCGAACAAATGGCCCCGAAACAGGGGTACATATTGTGGGGTACCAGTAATCACCGGGTAACTTAACCCAAGGAGTTAGCCAAAAATGGCTTTTACCACCACATCATCCCTTGCGTTGGCGCAGGCGGCGTATGACAAGCTCGCCCGCTTTGCCCTTCGCCCTGAACTTTACTTCGACAATGTTGCCGATGTTAAGCCTACCAACCAGTCCATGCCTGGTAGCTCAGTCACGTTCCCGATCATCTCGGACTTGGCAGTTGCTTCCCTCGCTCTTAACGAGTCCACTGACGTAACCCCCTCGGCTGTTTCCGAGAGCAACGTCACGGTAACGCTTGCTGAGTACGGTAACTCCGTTCTCACCACGGCTGCCCTTCGTGGCGAGTCCTACGTTGAGATTGACCCCATCGTTGCTAACGTAGTTGGCTACAACGCTGGTGTTTCAATTGACGAAGTAGCTCGTAACGTATTGGCTGCTGGTACCAACGTGGCTTACACCAACGGCAAGACTTCGCGTGTTGGCGTTGCTAACACGGACAACCTGAAGGCTGCTGACATTCGCGCTGCTAAGGCCCGCCTGCGTAGCCAGAACGTCCCCACGTTTGACGGTTTTTACACCGCTTACATCCACCCGAACGTTGCTTACGACTTTACGTCTGAAACTGGTTCTCAGGCATGGCGTGACCCGCACACCTACTCACAGCCCGGTGAGATTTGGGCCGGTGAAATGGGTGCCTTTGAAGGCTTCCGTTTTATTGAGACCCCTCGCGCTCCTGTATTCCAGGGTGCTGGTTCCTCAACGGGTACGGTTGGTGCCAACGTCTACGGCGTTCTTTGCCTTGGTCGTCAGTCACTTGCTAAGGCTTGGTCAATGGTTGATGGAAACACTGAGACACCTCACGTTGTTCCCGGTCCGATCACTGACTACCTCCGTCGGTTCGTCCCTTGGGGCTGGTACTGGCTTGGTGGCTACAGCATCTACCGTCAGGCTTCGCTGTACCGCATTGAAACTGGTTCCTCGTTGTCTTACAGCGACCCTGCAATTGACCAGTAGTAACTAAGTAGGGGAGGGCTATCGTGGTCCAACAGTGTGCTCATTGTGGTTCGTTTGATATTATGGCTGGCTTGGATATGTACCAATGCTTGCAATGCGGATTTCACACACACGCTGATGGTACTGCGATAGCCCCACCCCCTATTGAAGAACCTGTTACTTGGCCAGGACGCGCCAACATTGACGCGCCCGCAGATCGTTAGGAGTCAATATGGGAGTTAGTTCCCCCACCGGAAACGGTGAAACCCGAGGAATGGAGTACGCCGGTCAACCCGGTAAAGCTCTGCCTCTCCGTCCCGAAAGGGCAAAGGCTAACAACGCTTCAAGCGTTGGATGGCACGTTACGGGCAACAAGCGCGCTGCTGATGGCATTACGGACATGCGTGAAAATCTAGGTACTGGTAAGCCAATGGCCGCCACAAACCACGACACTCACAACTCTCGTGCCGCCGATGGCGATCCTTACATGGGATCAAACGTAAGCATGAAGGGCAAGATGAACCGATGACGTTTAAAGCTTCTTCTGGCGAAACTCGCCCCATGACAAAGCAAGAAATGTCCGGCGACATGAACGAGGATTACACGCACCCGAACGTAGTGGCTAAGGTCACTGATTCTGGCGCTGTAGTTCGAGGACTTAGCGATTACGCTACCAAGCGTGGCGTTACGGCCCCACTTGTCATTACAGACATTTCGGCAGAGCAACATGGATCATGGCTCAATGGGGTATACACCCCCAACGAAGTCCATGGTTTTCCGTACAAGACTAGGCCGGTGGAATAATGGATACGATGGGTTCAGCAATGCGTGATAACCAGACCGATACTTGCCACGGCAATTGCGGTGATGGTTGCGCTGCCTGCTCAAAATCTGTTCAAGTGGACTTTCGCCCCCGTGACATTCGTATGATGCGTATGCTCGGCGTTGAAGATCCCAAGCTTGCTGCCGCAGGTGATGACACCTCGCTTGTACGCGACCGCTTTAACAACTAAGGGGTCTTTATGGCCCGCCTGCGCTTTGATGCGGTTCGTGGTGAATTAAGCGCCACCCTCGCACCAACGGACACCACTATTTCCTCACCCGGATTGTCTCGACTTGGGACAGTTCAGGGTGGGGATATAGCGTTAATTTGCATTTACTCAACAGATGTCAACGGCAATATCAACGCATCTGAAAACGTTTATGTAACAGATCATTTAGCAGGCGCTACTTCCGCCACCATCCAACGTGCTCAAGATGGCACAACTGCCCAAGCATGGTATTTTAATACTTGTTTTTGGTCACACGGTTTTGGTGTTGCTGACGTTACCGACATTGAATCTCTCACTACGGCAGAAACGGCACGAGCCGAAGCAGCCGAGGCTACTCTTAACTCTGCTATCACAACCGAGCAAAGTGTTCGTGCCGCCGCAATTACTGGCGTTCAAGGTCAGGTAAGCGCTGAGACTACTCGCGCCACCAATGCCGAGGCTACCAAACAGACGCTCTTTGCTCGCACCGCAGTTAAGACTGCTAACTACACGGCAACTACATGGGACTTAGTTGCTTGCGACGCTACCGCAGGCACCTTTACTGTCACCCTGCCCAGCACCGCCCCTGCTGGTTCAATGGTTTCCGTCAAGCTGATTGCCAGTACCGGCAGTAACTATGTTGCTGTAGTTCCCGGCTCCGGCACCGTTCTTGACAAATTATCTGGCGGCCCGACTTCTTACAACCTTTCTGCTGTTGGCGCAGACGTTACCGTTACTTTTGATGGCACAAGTATTTGGACGCTTCAATCTGCTATTTCTCAGGGGCTTCAAGGCGCACAAGGTACACAAGGCTACCAAGGCCCACAGGGTAATCAAGGTACGCAGGGTTATCAGGGTCCACAAGGCCCCCAGGGTTCCATAGGATCGACTGGAAATACTGGTCCGCAGGGTACGCAAGGGTTGACTGGTCCACAAGGCACACAGGGCGTTCAGGGGTCTACTGGTAGCCAAGGCCCGCAAGGTACTCAAGGTACGCAAGGTACTCAAGGTACGCAAGGTAATCAAGGTCCGACAGGTATTACGGGCAACACCGGCCCACAAGGTAGCCAAGGACCGCAAGGCGCGTTAGGCAACCAAGGCAACCAAGGCGCTACGGGTAGTCAAGGTCCACAGGGATACCAAGGCAACCAAGGCTTTCAGGGTTATCAGGGTTATCAAGGTACTCAAGGTACGCAGGGTACTCAAGGTTTTCAAGGTACGCAAGGGTTCCAAGGATCTGCGGGCAGCCAAGGCTACCCAGTCGGCCTGACAGGTGCAACCTCAGCTACTCGATACGTCGGCGGCACGACCGCAGGCGCACCTACATCTGGCACATTCGCAGTTGGCGATTTCATTGTTGATGACACGGCTACCATCTGGATTTGCACCGCAGCAGGAACTCCGGGTATTTGGTCGCCTTCGGTGCAATCAAGCCTTGTCAATCGCTCAGCAACCGCTACTGCAGGCAATGGCGAACTCACGATCTACGGCACCTCCGGCGCATCAGGCCAGACAATCACTTTGCCTGCCAGCCCACAGAATGGAGCGCTCTATCAGATCAAGAACCTGTCGGCCTACACCGTAAACATTCTTGGCGGCACAAACTCAATTAGCATTTCTGGAACTATCTATACCGCCTCAACTCCGTACACAATCCCAGTCGGAGCGGCCTACACTTTCAACTGGACAGGTGGCGTTTGGTACTGCTTCGTGACCACCGACATGGGCAAAGTTTCTGGATTGCTCCCTATTGCAAACGGAGGAACCGGACTCAACACCCTCGGTACTGCTGGACAGGCTCTCGTAGTCAACGGTGGAGCTACCGGACTTACCTACACTTCAGTTGTCGGAACGCAGGGAGCGCAGGGTGCTACCGGAGCGCAGGGTGTTCAAGGTGCGACAGGCGCACAAGGTTCACCCGGCGCTCAAGGTTCTACAGGCGCACAAGGAACTACTGGCGCTCAGGGTAGTACCGGCGCTCAGGGTGCTACAGGCGCACAGGGGCCACAGGGTTTTCAAGGGAACCAAGGAAACCAAGGAACCCAAGGCAATCAGGGCAACCAAGGAACGCAAGGAGTATCTGGTTGGCAATTTTCTGCCATCAATGCCAAAACTTCTGCTTATACAACGGTGCTTGCGGATGCGACACAATTAATTACCGCAAACTCAAGTTCAGCATTTACTATATCCATTCCGACAAACTCCAACGTCGCTTACTCTACTGGTACACAATTAAACATTGTAAACATTAATACGGGTGCTATAACCATTTCTGCCGTTACGCCAGGAACTACCACTATTACTTCAACTGGCGCTACTTCTGCTTCACCAATTCTTAGAACTCAATGGTCTATGGCGACAGCAATAAAAACCGCCAACGAGACTTGGATTGTTGTGGGGGATATTGTCTAATGTTGATTTCTGATTTTATTAACAACTACACAAAGATTTTTGCCGACGCTAGCGGAACAATTGAATATTTGAGTATTGACTCTGACATCCAACAAGCTCAAACCAGTGTTGTCGCAGAAGCAGAATTGAACAAAATGGATTTTCTTAATCCGGTGCCAGCAACAGACCCAACGGAAATTGAACAAAGACTGGGTTATCGTCTTACTTGGGGAGCACTTGATTTA